CTTTAAGTCTGAAATATGATAATAAGGGTAGTGCACTTGATGGTGAGTTACCGCTTTTGCGGGAGATAATCCGCCAAATCCGCCTGACTGGGAAATTCAGTGTGTTTTTAAAAGTTCGCCCTGGTTTTGATTTTTTGTGGGAACACGTTTATTGGTGTGTGTCCCCCAAGGGTGAGCTTCGAACCACTGATAAGCTGTTAAATCCTGATCCAAAAAAAAGAAAGACTCGCACGTTCATGTGTGGTGATCTTCTTATGCACCTTGTTAATTTGATGGTGTTTTCGGATCAGAATGATAGTTTCCTGGCAATGGCTTGTGAGCGTGAGTGGAGTGCAGTGGGAATGACTCCTTGGTATGGTGGGTGGAATTCTATGTCTCAATACCTTCTGTCTGGGAAGGACCCAGATCCTGATTTCATATGCTTTGATGTTGAACACATGGAGGCCTCTGTGAATGATTCATTTCAGACAGAAATCGATGAGGATAGATTTGATAACATAATCCTTGATTCGAAAGTGGGAAGTGAAGAACGTTCGGCAGATTGCAATCTTATGTCGTTCGCCCATCGTAGTGTCACAGAGTTGTATATCATCGGTCCCGATGGTTGGCTTTATTTTCGTTGTTGTGTTAATCCTTCTGGTAAGTTAAATACTGCTACAGATAATACTCTTGCTCTTTTAAGAGTGTTTTTGTATTGTATAACTAGATGGTTAGGTGAATCAAATCATCGTTCTACAACAGCTCATTCTGTTACGAAAATTTTGCAAATCTATTACGGTACCCCTGCGAAAATTTATGGGGATGACTCGATTTTCCAAATGCGAGACTGGCTCTTACGTGCTGTAGAGTTTGGTCGCGAATTGGGGTTTAGTCTTAAACTTGAATGTCCGATTAGTAAATTGTCCGGCTCCAAGTTCCTCAACGCAGGTTTCCATCGCGGAGATACTGGGTGGTTTTTCAAACCAAATTTTGACAAGATTCGTGCTTCTATCTTGTTCCTCTGGAAAGCGAGGTCCTGGCGTTATTGCTGGGTGAAAATTTGTGCATATAGACAATTAGTTTACCTTTATCCAGAATATAGAGCAGAAGCTGATAGGATGCTCCGTTATATTGAGCAATATCACGATAAAGACATGCGCATGGAAGTGCAGCATGATTCTGCTTTGACTTATGCTTCGTGTAAGGCGTCTTTGATGCCGAATGCGCAGAATGAGTTTCTCTGTTTGGGGTACGAGGGGGGTTTTACCGCAAACCCTTCTCTTGTTTATAGGGGAATTTTCCGTTGGACCGCTGCAGGGTCCCACGGTTCATTGAACATTTTCGACGTCGAATAGTAAATTTAATCGAAAATATTCTTAGGTTCACCCTAAGTCTTTCCATTTCTTTCCCTTTTGTACATATTTATGCCTTGTGTTTCTTTGTTTCACTTTGTGCGTACTGTGTTTTTGTGGATTTTTGAGCATCTCTGTGACTGTGTCCCTGAACGTCTCGTTTCTACTTTGACTGTTTTGGAGATTATATACTACTTGATTGCTTGTGTTTACTTTGTTGTCGAGTTAGTTGTCCTTTGTTTGTCCCTTAAATAGAAATGTCTATGAATGTTGAGACTGGAAATAGGTTGATGGATAGAATTTCAAAAGAGCTGGGTTTATCTGAATGTGGTAAGGACTGGGTGACTGCTGCTATCGACCCATATCATG